TTGGGGTCAATACCGCCAGCGATAGCTGTAGCGCGTGCCTTGTCGTAGGCGGTGCGGCGGACGCCGGTGTACTGCATAGCCCCGCGACCGGCACCAGAGCCGGCCTCGATCACGTCGAGCTTGTCAAGCAATGGCCGGCCGGTTTCGACGATGATGCAGCCAATGAACCCGCATGCTTCGGCAGGCGTCAGCGGCTTGATCTTGCCGCGGCTGATCCGCTCGACATCCGGGCCACACAGGAAGGTCAGCCAGGATTGCAGGTTGGCCAGGCTGGAATCGGATTGCTTGCCGTCGGTGCTCCAGGTCTTGAACCACGGCTGATCCCTGCGCATCACCGTGGCGTATGTAGCGCCGGGTTGCTTGAACGCCTCCTGCAGTTCCGAAACCGCTGCAGTCTGATGTGGCAGGCCACGCCAGAACCTGAACAGCTGCTCCAATTCGATCGGTGCGGTGTTGGTCATGGGAGGTTTGGGTGCGGTGTTGGTCATGAAAGGTTTGGTAGACGGTCTCCTAGAGCGGCATCAGTGCGGTGGTAGGCGAGCCGGAGTAACGGCTTGGCGATCAGCTCAGCCAGCGCCAACCACAGCAGCCGTGCTGCCAACAGATCGCCGACGATGTGGAGATCAGCCCAGGTCATCGGGTTTCCGCAGCGCCGGGTTATAGGTGTTGTAACCAGCCCTGAATCCAGCAGCAGCACCAGCAGCGCCGCCACCGCCGATGCCCATCAGGCCGGCACCGGTCAGCCAGCAGCTGTCAAATGTGCCGCCCTTGTTGAATCGGCAGTCGGTGATGTAGGCAATACCCAGCACAGTGGCCAACCCTGCAGCGGTCATCACCGGCGCGAGTGCAGGGGCCAGCACTTCAGACAGTTTCATCGCATCTTCTCCACTTCCCTGATTCGTGCTTCGTGATCCTTGAGCATGGTTTGCATCCCGTCCATGATCACCAGCGTCCGCGCTTCAAACCTGCCTAAACCATTGGCGATCTTCCACAAGGCTGATGTGGCTGCCAGCCCAAGGGCTCCGAGTGCTGCTACGGATGCTGGGTCCACGGGCGACTGTTGCCTACAGGATCAGTCTGCAGAGCAATGCTTAACGCCCCTGTCCGCGCAATGGCTTCTTGCCGCGACGACGAGGGCGGCTGTGGCTTAGAACCACCTCCCGATAGCATGGGCGCGAATCCAGCAGGTGTCGCCGGTCACGAATGTGGTGGTGGCGGTGGAGTTGATTTCAACGAAGAACTCGGAACCGGATACTGAAACTGCAGATGACAGTAGCTGAGCATCCTTCAATTTATTTCGTGTTGAGTTGATTGTTTGATTGCTAGGGTTGCGCACGCTCATTGCGCCTGTAACAACAACGGAAGAAACTGGATTGATAAAGGCTGCCGGAAACACCCATGTGCGTGCCATTAGTTTGCCGTCAGTGCTAATAGTGGTCATTTCAAGCCATGCCCAGCACTCCTGCATTCCATTATTAAATCTTACGAACTCGCCATTAGCATTGGTTCCACGCTGCATGATGTCGGCACTGCCATTGTGCGATGCAGAACGTGCGTAGCAGGTGCCGCTATCCTCAAGTCGGCAGATCGTGTTTTCGGTAAAGTTTGTGCCTACACATGAATCCAGCGACACAAAGCCATCGCCAATGACACGCGCTACATTGCGGACAGTGGCACCACCATCAAACGTAGATGCAAACCCTTGGAACTTTCCGCCACGGCTAACCGTGATCAGTTCGTTTTGATCGTTGCTGGCGGCAGTCGCAAACGATGATCGATATGAAGTGATGGTTCCCCAGCCAACAACTGCTACCCTCTGTCCAATACCAGTACCAGTAGCGTTATCAAGATTGATGTAGCCATCACCGCCAATGACCCTTGCAATGTCGGCGTTGGCATCGTCAAACGTCGCATTCTCGGCATTGATTTGACCGCCTGACTGATTGCGGTCGTCATCTCCTATGCCTACTTGCAGGATTGCTTTTGCATTGTTAAAGCTACTCCCGCCGCAGTTGACAAAACTAGCCCGCGACAGGCTCACAAAACCCAGTTCAAAGCACACAACAGCCAACGCTGGGATGTTATCCAGAATAGTATCCCGCGCACATACGATAGAACGTGCGCAACGAATGCCGTTTGATGAGCCGCTCATGTTGGTGCGGTCAATCATTAAATGAGTGCCACGTGAGACAAAAAACGCGAAGTCGTTAGTTCTAACAGCCGCATTGTTTTGAGCGTTTGCAAAGCTGAGCTGTGCCGATGATCCCCATGTAACCCACGCACCATGGCCCTGGCCATCTGACAGCACAGCACCAACGCCGCTGATTACCTCAGATCCGAGATTAGAAGCATGGTGAACAAATAGATTCGCACGTCGGCTGCGTTTGACGCCCTTGGCAGATTTAATCCACCCGCGAGAGCTGATCAGGTACAGGCCGTAATCAGCCTTGCCATCGCAGTCCAAAATAAAATTCCATACTGGTGCGGTGGCATTAACGCATTGCACGACGCCAAGATCACCCGCCAAGCTGGTGCCTACCAGCGCTTCAGCGTCTTCACTGGAAATCGTAAACCGCGAATAGTCACCATTCTGTAGCAAATTGGAGTTGTTAATCTCATGCCCACTCTCAATCAGAATCTCTACATTTACCGTAGGCACCACCAGCTCGCATACCGCCTGGATGGTCGCCGCAACCGTTGGGATCTTGACAGTTGTATCCTCGCTGAAAACGATCTTCTTGTCGTTTGCAGCAGCGTCAGTAAACGCAGCAGCCAGCGCGGTATCATTTGCGCCAACAGGCACAAAGATTAAATTGGCGTGCGAGTGACCAGCAGCCGCAGCACCGACACTGTTATACGAAACCGTGGTGGCAACAGTACCGTCGAACTCTGTCCCGCTAGCGATTCCGCTTCCCAAATTGTTGAATGTCAGCCCATTCTCTAGCTCATCGGTGCTGTCTGACTTCCCTGCCAGATCAGCAGTGATCACATTGGCAGTAAAGTTACCAGACGCATCACGGGCAACAATCGCACTTGCTGTATTACTTGCTGTTGCAGTTGTGGCACTATTCGACACCTTGCCGGCAGTGCTGATCGTTGCCAGCTTGGTATCTACAATCCCTGCAGCAGCGTTAATATCCGCGTTAACAATCGTTCCATCTACAATATTGGCGCTGGCTACAGTGATGCCACTGGGCAGTGCACCAGGCGCCAGCTTGTTTAGCGGGATCTCCTCAAACGCCGTACCACTCGGTCCCTGCACGCCCGGTACGATCACAGCCAGCGCAGGCTGTGCGGTGCCAGTTACCACCACACCATTGCCCTCTGGCTCAACCAGTGAGATCGTATTCTGATTTACATTGTCAGCAGCAACACAGGCAGGATCCTGATAGATCAATGCCACCTTTGCCTGTACGGCATGATCAAATGCGCTGCTGCTCATCAGGCGTTCCTCGAAAACGTACGCTGCACAGTGCCAACACCAGTCAGCCAATAGTACCGTTCACCAGCACCACTGGTCAGCGACGCATCCCATCCATAACGGCCCGGTTCAATGCCCACCGCAGTGCTAGGTGTCATCGATATGCTTACCAATCCTTCATTTGCGGTCTGCAGCGCACAGGTGAAGGTGGCAACTTGCTGATCATCAAGCAACCCTTTCAAATCTGCATCAGCCGTATAACCGGTCAGGTCAACCGGCTGGGCGATGCACATCCCAGACTGCAACGGCTGATCCGCAACCGTAATTGCCGATCCGCCACTGATAGCTGACACCGTAAACGCATTGGTGGTCAACCCAGACGCGATCACGTAATACACCCGATTCAGCTCCAGCCCGCAGGGCACTGCAGGAGGCGTCGGCGCTGCACTACTCGGGTACTGTGCTTCTACCTCACCAGCTGGCACCACAACAACCTTGTCGCCAGCACTCAACCCATGGCACGGCACGGTAAACACCGGACTGCCAGTGCTCACCGCAAACGATGCAATCGTCTTCTGCTTCTGCAGCGCACGATAAAGCAACCTGAACGTTGAGTTCTGGAGAATCGTGATGTCCAGTGTTGCAGGGTAAATCATCAGTTCGCTTCAACCTCGGCAGCTACTACTTCAAATGTTGCAGGTGCAGGCTTGGTCAACTCAACATTCTCCAAAAACGCATCAAGCTGTGCACCAGCCATTTGCTTAAGCAGTGCATTGCCCGATGATTGCGCAGCGCCATACGCAATAATCAACTGCACCAGCTGTTCCTTCATGGGATCTTGAATGACGGGACGTGTCACCATCAGGCTATGGATGCCTCTACAAGCGCAAGGCGTGCAATCGTTTCCTGCAGCGCTGCCCACAACAGCGGTACCAGCTTGCTGTGATCCATCGCCTGATACTCAGCTCCATCCTTCTCACCCTGCACCGCATTAGGCACCACCTCGGCCGCCTCATGCGCTAAGAACATATCCACCTCCTGGCCAGGCGCGGCGATAAAGTTACCTCGATACACGGGCAACTGGAACAACCGCTCAATTGCACCAGTCAGCGGCTTAAGGTTTTCCTTCAACCTGTAATCCGAACTTGTGCCATACGTTGTGGCTGATGCTGTAACTGCGATCGAGCCGACCTGTGTACCAGCCCGGCGGATACTGATGATGCTGCCGTCATTGCTGCGGTTGAACAATCCAGCGATTGCATCCTGCGCTGAGAAGTATCCATTCCCGCTGGTGCGCAACGAAATGCCGTAGGTATTATTCCCTGCGCCAGGTATGTCCGTACTGGCCTGGCCAATCCGGACATTTGCATCGAAGTCTGGTGAGATCTTGCTGCCGGCAATCGCTGCCGCTGCATTGATGTCTGCATTAACGATCGTGCCATCTACAATGTTTGCACTGGCAATAGTGATTGTTGTTGGCAGTGCACCAGTTCCCAGCTTGGCCAGCGTGATACCAGCGCTTGCATTGATGTCTGCATCAACAATCGTTCCATCGACGATGTTCGCACTCGCTACAGTGATCGCTGTAGGTAGCGCACCAGTCGCCAGTTTCGACAACGCAATCGCGGCATTGTTCGCGACCATCGCATTCGTCACAACACCGCTCGACCCAGTAGTAACGATCGTTCCTGTCTCGTTCGGGATCGTTACTGTCCGATCAGCAGTGGGGTTCGCCACCGCCACTGCGGTCTCAAATCCATCGTCAACACTGCCCTCAAATACCAGGCTGCCCGCAGTGCCGATCAGCAGTTGACCAGTGACCGTACCGCCCGCCTTGGGCAGTGCTGCAGCCGCTAACGTATTTGCAGCCCCGACACCACCCGAGACTTCCTCGATCGCAGCTTGCACATTTGACGCTGCAATTGTGCCCGCTGGTGTAAACGCAACATTAATTGCGGACTGCGCTGTGTAACCTGAACTTACATCAATTTCAGCCCATTCATTGCCAGTGCTTAGCAAGATGTCTGGCGGCGCCAATGCTGATGTTGGCGCTGGTGACGTTCCCGTACCAGACTCTGACACCACCACGTAATGCCCAGCATTAGCTGCAGCGGCAGCTGGTAACGCACTGCCGACCGTCAAGCCCAGCGCTTGCCCAGCGCTGGTCACGGTATCAACTTTATTGTCGTCTGCGTTATACGTGCCAGCAAATACTACCGCGCCAGAGCTAATCCCAATCGGCTGATAGACGTTCCCATCCCACATATAAAACGTCTTGTTCAGCGGATTAAAGTGGAGCTGGGAGATAAAGTCAGCAGTTGGAAATACTTCCCCAATACTGCCTATTGCATAATTCGCCAACTTGGTTCGTGTTACAGCCGCAGCAGCCAGTCGATCAGCCGGAAACTCGCCGCTTACAATCTTTGTGGCATCAAGATTAGGCACATCAGTCGCCAACAACCCACCTGAATCGTGTTTCAGCCATTCCAAGCCAATCCATGAATACACCGCAGCCGTGCTGGTATGGATCCACTGCTGACCAACAAATGCACCATCGCCTGATGGCGTTGCATTGGATACCACTGCAGCAGATTGGTCTGCCATCTTTGCAGCAGTGATCGAATCATCCTGCAATGCACCGGTCGGAATACTCAGCGCGGCATACTTCAGCTCGGTAATCGCTCCATCGCCAATCGTTGCCGCAAACGTTTCCGTGCCACTGCCAGTTACATCACCGGTCAGCGTGATCGTTTGATCACCCGTGTTATTGCCAGAGCTGGTGCCACTGAACGACGATCCATTCGCCCATGTGCCGGATGCAGTCGCCAGTGTCCCCAGTCCCAGCGTGTTTCGCTGTTCCTCTGCACTCAACCCAGCGATCAATGCACGCCCTTGAGCCGTCAGAGGGATTTCCTCAACGGTTCCAGCACCTTCGCTAGCACGCCCCAGCAGCAGGTCTGTACCGCTCAGATTCTGCAGCTTGCTGTACGTCACAGCAGCAGGTGCCAGCGCTGCTGTCTCAATCGCTCCAGCCGCCAGCCTTGCCGCTGTGATCGCCCCCAAGGCGATCTTTCCGGTCGTTACACCCAGATCAGCCAGTGCTGCTGTATTGACCGATCCAGCCGCGTACGCTGCTGATCCAAGCGGTGATACCTTCGCAGTGGTGACGGCGCCATCGGCCAGCTTGCCTGTCGTAACCTGCAGGTCGCCAATGCCAGCCGTAGGCAGCACCACCTGCGCAAATGCTGCACCGTCCCATACCTGCAGGTTGCCGGTGCTGCTGTTGAACCATCCCCTGCCGCGATGATTACCGGTGATGGGCGCTGCCCCGGCCACTGCCGTAGCGCTATCTGCTGCCAGCTTCGCTGCAGTCGCTGCACCATCAGCCAGTGCACCAGTACCCAGCTTGGTAACACTGGCCTGGTCGAGCTTCGACAGGTCGATCTCCCCCGCATCGACCAGATCAATGCCAGCAGCAACCAGATCCTTAAGCGTTATTGCCTTCGACTCGCTGGCGGATATGTCCGCTACAGGCACCAGATCACCTGCTGCAGCACCAGCCTTCGTCAGCCTGGTGAGTTGGGAAATCCTTTGATCCGCCAAGGTCTCGCCGCGACCGTCACACCATCAGGCTATGAACCGTGATCAGTCGTCAATCTCCTGCAGCAGATAATCCAGCGACTGCTCCAGCTCAATCCGATCGTCATCTTCTTTCAAGATGTATTCTGCCGGCTTACCGTAAATCAATCGGATGTCGCCGGTAGTGACAAAATCAATGCCGCAGCGTACAATGTCGTTCGCTGCAACCTGAACGCCGGCACGATTGACGACAGCTGTAAGGTCATAAAATATCGTATCAACCGTTGGATCAATAGCCTTATCCGTCAGGTACAGCGCAAGATCAAACTCGCTGCCAATCTCCACGCGTTGGATCAACTGCAGCAGCAGCAACGCTGGCTCTGTAAATCCCGTCGTTCGATAATTGAACTCACACTCAATTCGCCCAGCGCCACTGATCAGCCCTGCTGACAGCTGCTGGCGAAATCGATCCTCAAGCGATGATGCCTCAATCGTCGCTCGATCTGTATTGTATTCATATCGCTCCACGCAACCCAACACGTTATACGATACATCACGGATTCGTGCGCTGATCTCCAATGGTGCGCCATTGAACGCTGCAAGCGGGATCTCATTAGCCCGTACATTATTGACTGCATCCTGAAATGTACGGAAAAACCGCAACCCGCCCATTTCATTCACATGCACATATGCAGTGATCGTTTTTTCTGATGTGGCATTGCTGGCCAGCCCCCACGTCTCGGGCGGGAAACACGCCAGCCCACGCGCATCAGCAGTGCTCAGGTCGAGCCGATCACCAATCAGGATATTGTCCAGCGCCTTGTCAAACGACAATCGGTTAAGCGCTGTATTCACATCATCGGGGATAATCTGATCTTCAATGCCGCCATAAATTACCTTGCTGCCCCGCCGCAGTTTGACATTACCTTTAGTGCCAAGATAGTACGTCACACCGTCACTCGATCACATCGATAAAATCACCATCCACCGTAAACTGAAACGGCACTATGCTCAGCTCACCTGTTGCGCTGCCCAGCACGCAGCTAGTGATGTACGCATTGCATCTGATTATGTCATTGCTGGCACCTGGGCTGCTATCAATAACCAGATCAAGCTCGACACGGTTACCAGGCACAATCGGACCCTTCTTGTGGATCTTATTCAGCAGTGACGTGAACTCTGTCCTGGTTGCATTCTCGCCAGGCTCCAGCCTGTAATACATCATCGTCGCGCTGCCTGTTCCACCCTTCTTCCCAGGCGTAAACGTGTTGGCATCACTCCCTAGATCATCGGTCGGCAGCAGCTGCACGCTGCTCTCTAGTGACCAGTTCTGCACCTTTGCAACGGGCTTCCCGTTAAACCGCAAGGCGGCGGTGCGGCCTGTGTAATAACCCATCTGCTGCCTACCACATCACCATCAGGCTATCCACTACACCACGGTGAACAGTGCATCGCTGAAGTCGGCAATCCGGCTCAGCACCTCATTACCATTGATCTCGCACGGGTGCTCTAATGCCTTCACTGTTACCTCACCTTCCTCGCTCATCACCACTTCCGTCACCCTAAACACCCGCTTCCGATTTGCTGCAGCGCCAAGCACGAACATCGAGCCGGCATACTCCCGCAAACTGGGCGCACGGCCACTGGAAACCGGCACATTGTCGAACGTCCGCACACGATCGCCTGCCTTATGCACTAGCACGCTATACTGCCCATCTCGGATACGATCAGTCAGTGGTGCATTCAACTCGCCATTATCCATCACCACACCCGACGTAATCTGGTCCCAAGTGTTCAGCCCAATATCCACATAGATATATGCTCCAGGACTGATCGGTGAGTCAGTCGGGAATGTCTGAAACTCAACGCCACGGCGCACCCATCGACGTTGATTGCATAGCAACTTAGCGAACAATACAGCCTGCTCGCGTTGCGTTACATACTGGCTAATGTCAAACGACTGGCGGATTGCATTGCTTTCATCTGTATCTCGCAACCGCACATCAACGCTTGCATTACGTGGAAACACATCATCGCTCTCGGTTTCCCGATAAATCACCGTTGCGATCAGATCCTGAACATTGGTGCCATAGTCCAAAAACTCTTCACGATAACTTCCCTCAAGAATGTTCCCCTGGTTGAACAGCGCAGAAATCGTTACCCGCCGATTGGCCAGGCCTGCATTATTCACTGGCACTGCAGGCACCAGCGTCTCCTTCCCGCCGATCTTGGCAAACTCCAGCAAACTGTACGGAGCAACTTCTGCCCAGAATTGCCGCCATGATCCAGCTTCTGAAATCAGCGGGTCCATGAATAACTGACAACCTAGTCCGTTGTTCTTACAGAATCGCTTAGACAATGCCAACATCTGCCATTCAACACCTGATGGCTTGGCATACTTTCCGATCCCGTTCTCCTTATCCAGTACCGTATCAGCGAAAATATCAGGTGCGTAACTGGTACTGTTTACATCCTTTGACGTTGCTCCAGTTTCTTCATCCACCACATAGCTATCCTTACCATTGGTGACATACGCTGTCACACTCCGCAAATCCTGCACACCGCGACCACTAAATACACCAAACGCCAACATGCTCATCGCGTCATACTTGCGCGTCAACTCTCCCAACTGTTGCTCTGTAACAGCTGTGATTGCAAACTCTGGCCCGCTCTCAAAACTAAACTGAATGTCAGTGTCTGACCGCACACTGAACAGATCCCATTCATTAGTTAATACAGGGCCACGATCCTTGAATACCCCGTTCACCCCAGCCAACCGCCCAATCCATCGGAACTGATTACCCTTATGCGTAAACGTCGCGCTGTTGCCTGAGTTTTCAATTACTGCAAACTGGCTGATGCCATTCTCTTGCATCTCCGCACCAATATCGCCAATCGGCTCAAACCTAAAATCCCACTTCCGCCCACGTACACCAGCCTTGAAATCAACGCTGATAAAATTGTCCAGATCCGTTGATCGCCGTGCTGCAATAATCACCGGCAGCAAGTCTGCATCACGCTGACCCAGTGGTCTGTAATACACCTTGAAGAATGCTGTCCTGGCCTTTACGCCATTGTCGGAGATCTTGTAACCATCGGGCTTGCTTTCGCCATACTGCCTTGCCCTACCCTGAATCCTACGGAATAGCTTTACCCGCATTGAAAATGAAATCAGATCACATGCCGTCACCGTCTGATACGCTGCAGCATCTGCCTTTACCAGTGCTTTGGTGTAGAAGTTGTCATCGTTCTTCGGTGCACTGCGCTCGCTATAGTCTGTAATTGGTGTCCGCCCTGCCGCAATGCACCTGAACGTTGCGCGGATCTCATTGTTATCAAGATCTACATCATCTGTAATCGACTGCAGCGCAAACTTGGCAGTCCCCAGCATGTACGTGCTGCCACGATCTAAACTTTCAACCAGCTGATACCGTGCTTCCTTTGCAGCTTCCTGCGCTACGTTATCCTTCTTAGCCTCTGCCTTTGCAAATACAATTGTTATCACTGCACCAACCGCATACCGTCCAGTGCCGCCAGCCCCCCATCCGTTACTGGTTAACGTAATCCCATTGTTGGCAGTCTCAATATCTCCATTCTGTTTCCGCTCCTGTACTTCTACATTGATCGGGATAGGATTAAACACCCCGCAGCTGGTCAAACTAGACGGGCTAAACGTCTGGCTAAATCCTGTACGCCGTACCGCACCATCAATGATTCGGCATACATCGTCAGCCGATGCAGCGCCTACCCTTGACGGATCACTATCATCACCAATCACTCGATCAGCAAACGATACACGACCGTTGCTGTTGTAATACAGCCATGTCTTTGATGCAGCAAACTCACGCAATGGCAGTTGGCCAAATGCAACACGATCCCAATCGATCGTACGCACTCTCGCCGCACCTACCACAAGCAACAATTGCATGAATTGACTGCTGCCATAACTCCGCACACTGCTCCACACCAGCGACGTTGCAACCCTCACCCCACCCCTTGGGTTCTGTTTGGTGTTGGTGTAGACCAGATTGATCGGATCGCCATACTGCGCCAGCTCTTGGGAGCTGTTGAACCCAAACCGTGGCGCAAACCGCTGCTCTCTTGTCTGCCGCGGTGATCGGCTACTGGGAAGCGATGGCCGCATCAGCAGCATGCTCGCCACCTGGAACAGGATGCCAACCACCGTCAAAATGATGGATGTGGTTAGCGGATCACCCCGTAACTCCTGCTGCCGTTCCTCGATGCTCTGGCTGCAGTCACGCTGCACCGCCAGAAAATCAAGGTACTCTTCCTTGCTTACCCCAAGCTGTTCAATCAGCTGGTGCTCATACGGCAGTAACGGTCTCATCGCATCCGAAAATACTGCCCAACACCACGCGGCATCGGTGCCTGTCCCACAGTCTGCCCAGCCGTGATAAACATCACCCACCCTTCAATTACCACACCCATTGCCGCACCACCCGTAGACGGAAACAGCAGCACATCACCGCATTCCGGCAATTCGACAACCTGACCGTTACGCTCTAAAAACCGCCGCAGCTGTAGCAATGTGAACGTGTCGGACGTGTGCTCTTCATACACCCACTCAAACTGCTCTGCATAATCTCGTAGCCCCAACCGGCGCCGTACTTCACACACCAGCTGGAAACAATCAGTGCAACCCTCGCCGTCTGATGGCCGCGCACCCCACCGATACTGCAAGCCGATCAAATCATTCATCGCAGGTACAAGTCTGCATTCAATGGCAGCACCCCTACGTTGTCGCTCGTTAAAGTACGCGCCGGGAAATCACTGCCCACACTATCCATTGCTGATCGAAAACGCAACTCTACCGTGTCATCATTAAACCCAGCGCCAGCACCAACGTAGTAATCCTCATACTGGTTGGCAATACCACCCGATGCTGTCAGCCACAGCGTCGTTAGCGTCAATTCACTAAGACGGTTTCCATTGCCTTCTTCGACTAACCTGAGCACCACTTCCAGATTGGGAAACAGCACCTGCAAAGGGTTGTTGTCACCATTCAGACTGGCCGTTGCACCATTGGCCTGAAACGGCGCAAAGTCATATTTTGCACCGACGTACTGATACTGCTGCCCTATAAAGTAGTTTTGATACCGATGTCTAGTGCCGGTGCTGGTTTGCAGATTGAACAGCTGCGCGATCCTAATCTGGCTGCTCATACGTTCAGCTCGCCAATCAGCGTCACAGTTACCGTTGCAATGCCGACTGCATTTTGCGCCCAGTCAATATCCGGCGGCTCGGCATACTCCCACAAGATATTGCTCGGCTTCCTCAGGTCTGTACGCAGTGGTGTGTCTACACCAGCAAACACCTCAGCTGGTAACGTGAACCGCTCAAATCCACCTTCAACACGCCCATAATGGTTCGTGATTTGACGCACATCACCTTGTCGCCGGTTGGCAAATGTCAATGACAGCTCATACCCATACGCCTTGTTGCCATAACTACGCTTCACCGTAGTTCCCGCCATACTCCGGTACGTCTTGACTGGATACCGGCCCAGACGCATCCGCCGACCGGATGGCTTTACCTGAGGGAACTCGATTGACATCAGCGGATCCCTACCCTGCTACGTGTGCTCGGGCTCTGCTGCAGTCTGTCCAGCGTCATGCTCATCCCACGCTTGGCGCCATCGCTTGCGGCGAGCTTCCTGGTTTCGCGGGCCGATGCCTGCAGCTGTTCAACAGTGACATACTCGACTTTGTTGATCGGGTCGTAACCAGTCTCAAAGCTCATATTCAACACCGGTGATCCGTTGCCAGCTGGTGATGCACCCATCAATTCACGCATCCGATCGCGGCCTACATCGTCACGCATCTGCATCGCAACAGGAATCCTGCGACCATCCGGCAGCGGTACATACGCTTCATTCATCATCCCCTCGCCAAACACTGCCACCTGGGGAGAATTGGCAACACCTCCACGGGAATACGTCCGCAACGGCATCGGGCCACGCGATGACATAACGCCGCCGTTTGCAAACCCCGTAAACCCTGGCGTGAAACTCAGCCCCGTAGACAAGCCTCCAGCGCCAAATGGCCCAGCTGCGCTGGGATTGAATGCCATCCCGGGCGCCGATGGAAAGGCAAACATCTTGGCAATACCAATCGCGATATATTGCGCAATCATCGTCTTGGCCGTCTGTATCAGCGCATCAGCCATTCCCTTAAGGAAGTCGGCAAATACTTCCTTGGCAGACCTGGCACCTGTCACCATGTCAGCAAAGCCCCTACTGGCCAGCTCTGCCGCCTGATCCGCTGCAGCACCCACCATCGGATACTTTTGCAGCAACGCATCCAAATCTGCCTTCTGCTGCTCCAGCACGTTGAACACCGCCGGCTCAGAGGCTTGGCGGGTGAGGTCTTGCATCATGCGGACGCGCTCGGCTAGGAGGTCGTTGATCTCCTGCTCTCCCTTGGCTCGGGCAAGTGCAGTGCGTTGCTGCTTTTCCCGCTCTAGGCCTTCGCGGATGGCGGCAAACTCGCCCACGCCTCTTAGACGAATGACTTCATCTTCAATCGCCTTCAGGTCGCGCAGTTTTTGGTTGTGCTCTTCGGCAATCTTATCAATTTCAATGTCAAGCTCTAGCCTTCGACGCTGCACATCAGTTGTAGCTTCCTGCAAGTTTTTTTCATTTTGAAGCTGCACCACTGACTGGGCCTGTTGCTCGTTAAACGCTTCATATTGCTTTTGCGCAGCAGCTCGCTGTTCGCGGAGTTGTTCAGCGGCTTGCGTTTGCTGATCCAGATACCCCGTCAGTCCGCTGGTATCGCCCAGCTCTGACAGCAGCTGCGAAGTGATCCGAGGATTGCGGCCAGGGTCGCTGCGGCCAGGCCCGTGAAAGAAGTTCTGATCCGGTGCCCGCAGAAAGTCCACGCCGCGCACCATGTTGCGCTGCTCGCTGATCCCCTTGAAATACAGCCGGCTGTCCACGTCCTGGATGGACTGAGCCAGCATTTCGGCATTCATCAGCTCACCGCGCACCTGTTCAAACCGTGCCCTGCCGTACAAGTTCGGGTTGGTCACTTGCGCACGACTGCGGCCGAAGTTCGGGGCGTACTGCCCCGGCTGCATCACTACGTCCACCAGATTGGACGGATACCGCCCTGACCTGGACCGGGCCAGGATATTGGCGAACACGTCTGTGCGACCGCGCGGGTCCAGGCCGCCGTACTCGCCGATTGCGGTATTGACCGCTGCGGTGATCTCAGCATCAGTAAGGCGGAGCCGTTCCTTGACGCCTTTCTTCACCTCGGCCGCAGCAACCCTGCCCCCCGCGCCAGCAGCCGCTCCACCGCCGCCAGCAGCGCCGGGCAGATCGGGTGCGGGTGGAGCACCGGGGAGGGTGCCGGGAGCCTGAGGCACGAATGGCGCAGCACCCGCCACAGGCCGGCCCGTCGCCGTGTCGTAGGTGATCCCGCCCACGGTGTAGGTGTTCGGCACGCCTGCCGCCTGCAGCCGCTGCTGACCCGTCTGCATTGCGCTGACAGCTGCATCCCCCACGTTGATTCCCGCCGTGGCCAGGATTGCCATGAACGGGTTGGAATAGTTGATCATGTTGGAGATGGTCTGCTGCCATCTCGACTGCACGAAATCAAACGCCGCAGAGAACACGTTGCCGATCGTGGCAGAGACGCTCTGCATCGCGCCCGCCAGCCACTGGCCGTCAACGCCGATGGCGCGCAGGGCCTCGCCAGCGCGATCGCGCGCCCAGCCAAACATCGTTGCGAAGCTGTTGGCGATGTTCTGCACACCCTTGGCCAGGAATTGACCCATCGCCGTAGCCGCATCGGTGATGCGCTTAAACGACGCCTGCGCGTCAGCGGCGATTGATCCCCAGAACAGCTTGAACCGCTCGGGGTAGGTGTTGACAAACTCCCTAAACGGCTCATTGAATTTGTAGGCCGCTGC